TTAAATCCAAAGAATTTTTTACCTTTTGGATTATCTCCTCAAGGAATTTTTTTAGTATCCGGACTAATTTTAATGCCTGTCATTACTTTATAGTTTTTTGTCAAATCCTAAATTACTTAAAAAATCCTTGAGACTCTTAGGAGTCCTATCCTTAGCTACATAGGTATCTAAATAAGCAGGAGTTTCTTTAACTATTCCTCCAGATATTATGTGTATATCATTTATATAATCTTGTGTTTCTTTGGGTAACACTCCCAGTTCTCTATAAGTAGCTATTCTACTTGGACCATAATTATATCCTATTAATTTTTCGGAAGCATTAGTCGGAGAAAAATGCCTATCAATATAATTCAATTTATATCCTACATATCTAGCGGCCTCCTTTAAGTTGTCCATATCTTTTAGAGTAAATGTAGTTCCCATATTCTTATTTACAGAGTTTATGGAAGTTTGATTAGTTTGGGCATACCCAGAATATCCTTTCTTATTTTTATGTTTTTGCTTATAACCTCCGGATTCTTTTAAAAGCATTGCTTTTATAAGTCTTGGGTCTTGGCCTGTTTCTTTAGCTGCATCCAATATATAATGATCATATTTATTATATTGATCTACTTCATAGGATAATAGAGGTCTTTTTTTTGGATCCTTGTCTAAGTTCAAAGTTTTTATAGTTTCTCTGGAAAGAGTTATATCAGGATAATCGCTATAATCTTTAAAAATACCACCAGATTGAAATTTTAATTTATTATTCAAATACTCAGTAACTTTGGATATGTTTTCTGCAGTAAAAGTACCACGTTTAGAAGGCTTAATATATATGCCTCCTTTTTTAAAAGATATACTACCTCCCCATTTTTTTAAAGGAACTACTCCTCTGATATTAAATGCCTTACCCGGAACAAATTTTTCAAACTCATTAAAATCATACACGTCTTCATAAGTCATGATTTTAGTCTTGGGGTCGTATTTTAAAGTAAAATTCTTTAATACATTAAAGGGACTTATAGCCTCTTTATTGCGAATATCGGTATCTTTTCATACATCAAATTCATTAACTACTATAGGAGTTCCTGAATATAATTTCTTTAATTTCTCAAGGTACTCTTCATTTCTTTTTAAAAGCATTTGATTGTCATGATCATACTTTTCTAATTCTTCCTTAGAACCATATATGTCTATCAATCGTTTAATACGTTTTTCTACTTCTGAGGGGTTTACCATAAACTGCTTTTCATAACTTTCTGGAAGCCTAAAAGAACCGTCGGGGTTTTCTGGTAATAAATTAGAGTCGTATTCTAGTCCTAGTCTTTTCCTCCAAGCAGCATCAGAAACCGGTTCTAATTTTTTATTTGCCTTTTTACCAATAGCAGCATAGGCCCCTAGTTTACCTGCCTCTAGAAAAGTAGGATAATCAACAGTAGGATCTACAGCTTCATAGATTCTTTTGTTGAGTCAGTTTCCTTTTTGGTATTTCTTTATATAATCCATTATTTTAGTGGCTTTTGTGTGGATACTCCTCCTACTAAGGAAGGATAGTAAATTTCTCTATTTCTAATTTCTTGTGTGGGGACTCCTGGAACATATTTACCTACTGAAGGCTCAGCTCCTTTTCATTGAAGTTCTGTTCTGCCTGGAATATAATATTGTTCCCTAGGAGTATGTGCTACATCATATACCTTAGTGGTATTGACATCAAATACTCTTTCTACAGGAGAATTGCCTCGTTTATATATTATCTGCTCTCCGCTTGGAAATTCTAAAGTATCTCCAGGTTGAGCCTTATATTTATTAATTATATCCGTTAGGGTAAATTGTCCTGGTTGTACTTGCTCAATTCTTTCTCTGGTTACTGGAGTTGGTACTATAGGAGGCTTAGTCGGGTATGCAGGTATTCCCGGGATAGGTATAAAAGGAGGTTTTACTATAGGAGCTAAAGGAATAGGATAATGAAGTCCTCCTACATGTTCCCTACCAGGTACATATGCTCCAGAGGAAGTTCCTCTATCAACAGGTGTTCTAGAGGTTTTTCATCCAGTTTTTCCCAATCCCCTTCTAGGATCTAGTCTAGCTCCTGGAGTACTATTAATTTTAGTGGCACTTAATGTTTTAGCAGATGAAGTGCCTGTACTTCCGTCTGGAAAAATAACTAGGGTCTCATATTTATTGGGATTACTAGCTATTGTTTTAGCTGTATTTTGTCTACTCTGTTTAGCAACAGACTTTAAAACTTTAGGAGGAGCCCCAGATAATTGCTTTGCGGCATCAGCTGCTCTAGCTATTGCAGCCTCACTGCGAGCTAAATTTAAACCTGTTCCCACTATAGCTTTAGTAACTCCGGGTAAATTCCAAGCCATTAAACCAGTACCTATATCAGCTCCCATAGCTACATATGGATGCTTAGTGGCATATTCATCTCCTACTACAGATTTATAGGGCTGATTTCCTATAATATTAATAGCCTCTCCTAAACTATAATCTTTATTAGTAGCGGAGGCTACTATTCTTCTAGGTAAATCTAATGCGTTAAGCCCAGTAGATATAATTTCCCTTCCAGTATTATCAATAGCATTTCTAACTACTTCAGCTCCCTTAGAAGCCTGAGATTGTTTATAGGCTACCAATCTATCAGGAGCAGTAGGATTATTTCTTATAGACTCCTGATATACTTTTCTATATTCTGGACTTTTTAGTCTGTGGCTTTCCTTTCCTATAGTTACCATAGGATTATATATTTTACTTGGTATAGTAATAACTTGCCCAGGTTTAATATTATTCGGGTCTTTTATACCACTGTCCTCAGCTATCTCCCTCCAGTTATTTATATTTCCAGTAAGCTCTTTAGCTATTTTACTAAGAGTATCTCCTTGTTTTACATATACTTGATTAGGAGATAAGTCGCCTTCTTTACCGTCTACAATAAATTTTTTATTCATTTTCTACGATTACTAAATAATTATTTTTTAACTCATGTCATTTATGTATTACATCTGAATAAATGTCAGACATATATACAACCCTTCATAAATTTTCTAAGGGTAAATATTGCAAAACTTTATTCATTCTATTTCTTTTTAAAGAATTTATTAGGAAGTATACCTCCTAGTTTTAAAAAATGAGCTGTAAAGAAGGTACTGGACGGCTCTGATCTATCAGACAAAGTTCTAGATTGAACTACATCATCAAAATTTAATTCAGAATTTAGGCCCCTTATAACACTTGAATAGTTATATGTAGTAGGGTCATTACTTACCTCCGCTAAAACCTCATCAATGGCTGTATTAGAATTTGTTGGAGTTTCCTGTGTTGTGTTTTGTACTGCAGGGGATGTTTTATTTTCTGCCACCAACTCTTGATCTATATTTCTATAATACTTAGCTATAGGAGAGGTGTTCATGGCCATCATAAAATTTTCTTCAAACTTGGGACTTTTCTTAAAAAGAATAGTATTTATATAATCCCTAGTTTCTGTGGGTATATAAGGAAGCCAATTTTCAGTCACCGAAATATCTATTCCTTTACTAGATAATTCTTTCATCTTTTTATCAAAATTTCCAATTCCCCAATTATAGGCAGCTAGTACTGCCGCAGCTTTAGTAGTAGGATTTGAAAAATTAGAGAGTCGGGGATGGTTATCTAACCACCCCATATACCACCTCTGAGCTTTTACTGCCTCTTCTGGATTATATGGATCTGCATTTGGGTTATTTGCAAATTTTCTATAATCATTCCAGGTATTAGGCATAAATTGAGTAAGTCCTGCCGCCCCCGATCTCTTATTAACAGCAGAGGGGATAAAAGCAGATTCTTTGTAAGTTTGTCTTGCTAAAATTTTTTCTAATATTTCATTCATATTTTATAGTTTGTGTCCGCAATTGGAACAATATTTATCTGAATATTTTACCTTACTTCCACACTCTGGACAATATCTTTTATACTTGATATCTTCTGAGGTATAAGTTTTTTCAGACTCTGGTAATATTTTTATAATCTCTGTGTGAAAAGGTATAAAATGGAAGGAATGATATGCTTCTGAAAAGTGTTGATCTGAGGGACTTCCTTTTTCTACTAAACCTGTTTCTTTTTTATCGCTCTTTACAATTATAGGAGAGAGCTCAATGTCCGAATGTGAAGAATTTATATTAGTGCAATATGTATAAGAACTGCCTGTAGTATATGTATAACCAGCATCATTATAATAAGCACTATAGGTATAGTGTGCATTTTCTGCATAGAAAGCCACTTCTACTAATCCATTATCACTAATAGCCTTATTAACCTCAGGAGAATCTTCTACTAAATAAGTGGAAAACTTAAATTTTCTATTTTCATGTAAATATCTTTCTAAAAAAACTCGTTCACCAGGCCTAAGTATAAGTCCTTGTCCTGGTATACAAACGCCATTTATAGAAATCTTAGCTAAGACTGTAGTTCTTAGAGGATTAAAGAGTTCAATATCAAACTCAGTTCCATCTTTTAGAAATACTTGTTTATTTACACTAGCTTCGTAGTGTTTTACTACGTTCTTTTTTACTGCAATTCGAGCAGTTGGAATTTCTAATACTTTTTTCATAATTAAAAACATTTAATGGTTAAACTTATTGGTACAGCTTTAAATCCACAAGAATTTTTTAAGGAGTTACCTCGCTGCAACAAATTATATTTTTATAATACATTCTGCAAAATTATATTAAAATTTTATAAAAAAATAATATTTCTCAAATAAAAGTATATAATAAAAGGTAATATATCCCAGGAGCCTATAATTAAAAAGTAACTCATAAAAAATGATATAAACATAATTAAAAAGTAATTTACATAGCACAATTTATTTTTTTAATATAAATCGGATTTTTTTCAAATATATTGTGTATCTTTGTATTATGAATAAAGAACAAGAAATAAAAGGGATTTTGTTCAAGAGAGGATTTCGTAAAACTATAAAATCCAATGTGTGGCAGAAAGATTCTTGGACAGTAAGATTATATGGTGATGATATTGAGATTTTTGACGATATAGAAAAGAGTGGTAAATATTTATTAGATTCTATAGATAGAGTGAATATCCAATTAGTTTTAGACGAACTGGATATTGAATAATATTACGGCTTCTAGTGTAATGGTTAGCACAGCAGTCTTCAAAATTGCTAGGTCTGGGTTCGAGTCCTAGGAAGCCGGCTAATTTAAAAAGTCTATGACAGAATTAGAAAAAAATATAATAGAATTAAGGAAACAAGGGTTAACGTATAGAGCTATACAAGTAAAACTCGGGAACCCAGCAAAAAAGATAATAAGAAATACACTATTACTATATGCCCCGGAATTAGTTGGGGATGTAGTAGAAAATTATGGGAAACTAAAAAATGAAAGATAGTATTGTAGACAACTTACCAAGTCTAGATGACTTATATCCTTTATTAGATAAAGAAGCAAAAAGTAAAAATTTACAAATTTTTATATTTGATAAGGAAGATTTAAAAGAATTTTTTATACCAAGATTTAATAATATTGCTGTAGTTACTATAGCAAAGAATGAAGATAATGCTATATGGAATATAAAAAATTATAGACATAGTTACTTAATACAAGTACCAGATGAAAAATCATCAAATAAAGTGTAGGCATGTGAAAAGAGAGAACTATCATTTATTCTAACCATTAATAACTCACATGACTAAGATACACAATAGCCCACCACGTGTGGGCTTTATTTTTAAAAATAATTTAACTAAATAATTAATGCAACGAGGTAAAAAGTTTTTAAGCGATTTAAAACTACATTCCGATTATCTTAAATGGATAGATTCGGAGAATAGATACGAAACATGGGAAGAGGCATGTGAATCTATTATAGATGGGCATAGAAAACATTATGCTAGTAAAGAAGGGATAAATAAATATCTAGACACCGCTCTAGAAAAAATGAAAAATAAAACCGTATTAGCTTCTCAAAGAAGTTTACAATTTAGAGGAGAGCCAATAGAAAAACACAATACAAGAATCTATAATTGCTCTACATTATATGGAGCAAGAAATAAAATATTCCAAGAGGTCTTTTATTTAGGACTTAGCGGTTGTGGGGTAGGAACCTCTTTATTAATTCCCTTTGTTAATAATATATCAAAAATACAAAAAAGAAAATTGGGTACCAAAACTTTTATAGTACCTGATACAATAGAGGGATGGTCAGATGCCTTGGGAGTATTAATGTCTTCCTACTTTGAGGATAAACAGCCCTTTCCAGAATATGCCGGATATGAAATTAAATTTGACTATTCCCTAATTAGACCAAAAGGAGCTTACATCAGTGGAGGATTTAAAGCACCAGGACATGAAGGACTAAAACAGTCTCTGGATAAAATAGAAAACCTTATAGAAAATTGGATTTCTACTGAAGGAAATAAAATAAGACCTATATTAGTATTAGATATACTTTGTATTGCGGCTGATGCTGTATTAAGTGGTTCTGTTAGAAGAAGTGCGCTTAATATGATATTAGACCCAAACGACGAAGAGACAATTAATGCTAAAATAGGAAATTGGAGAATAACTCATCCTCATAGAGCAAGAAGTAATAACTCAGTTTTATTACTTAGAAACCAAGTAACAAAAGAACAATTTACTAAAATAGTAGCATTAAATGAGGGGGCCTCTGATATAGGTTTTGTCTTTGCAAATAGTTGGTTTGACTCATTTAATCCTTGTTTTACAGGAGATATGGAATTATTAACTGAGTCTGGATATAAAAAGTTTTCAGATTTTACAGAAAACGAACACGTAACTTTAATAAATGCGGTAGGACAAAAAGTAACTGGATTTATAAGACAAACTGGATATAAAGACGTTATAGAAGTTAAACTAACAACTGGAAAAACTATAGTTTGTACTCCAGATCATATATTAATAGATGTTGATGGAAATGAGATAGAAGCAAAAAACTCCAAAGGAGTACAGTTGGCTCATTTTTTAAACCACAATGTTGACCACGATGAATTATATGTTAAATTAGGCTTTATACAAGGAGATGGTATTTTAACCAGGCTAAATTCTTCTACCCATAAAGGATTAGAAATATGTTTTAATTCAAAAGATTATGAAGTATCAGAACTTTTTGAATCAGAGTGTAAAACTAAAGTATATATAAATGGATATAATGATATTCTTAAAGAACTGAAGTTTGATGCCTCAAAACTTCCAGAAAGAAAACTTCCAGAAACATATGAAGATTGGTCAGAAAAAGAACAAAAATCATTTCTAAGAGGTTTATTTTCTGCCAATGGATCTATTTTAAAAGCAGGAAGAGTTACTTTAAAATCCACAAGTAAAAAACTAATAGAATCCCTAGTAGAGATATTTACTAATTGGGGAGTAAGTGTCTACTATACAACAAACAAAGAAAAAGAGGTAGAATTTAAAAACGGAGTGTATACTTGCAAAGAATCTTATGATTTAAACTTTGGAAGTTATGAAAGTTTAGTTTGGTTTTATAACAACATAGGCTTTATACAAAGTTATAAAGTTGCAACTCTTTTGGAGATATTAAAAATAAAAGCTCCAAAAGTCAGAACAATAGTTCAAAGAACGAAAAAAGAAATTGTTTATGATTTTGAGTTGGATGATTTACTTCATGTTGGAGTTGTAAATGGGCTATTAGTTCACAACTGTTTTGAAATTCTAATGTTACCTATATTAACCCAGATAGACCTCTCAACCATATCTTATGAGGAACTTGAACAATTTACCAAAGATAATGAAGGTAATATGGGAGTTGCCTTTTGTAATTTATCCGAGATAAATGCAGAGGCTTGTACTACACCACCAGATTTTTTTGAAGCATGTTCAGCAGCTAGTATACTAGGAACTATACAAGCAGGATATACTAACTTCCCATACTTAGGAAAAGTAACTGAAGAAATAGTAAAAAGAGAAGCATTGTTAGGAGTATCTATTACCGGGTGGATGAATAATCCAATGCTATTTGATAAGAATCTCCTAATTATAGGGGCAAGAGTTGTAAAGGAAACTAACAAAAAAATAGCGGATATAATAGGAATAAATCAGGCAGCTAGAACAACGACCGTAGACTTTTGCGGTCTTTAAACCAGATGAATTGCTGGAACACCCTAAAGATATATTCACTACAACATAGTTTTGAAATAAAAACAAGTGTGAATGTTAAAAAGAATATATATGTACAATGGGCAATCAGCCGCCAAGTCCCGAATAGGGAAAGGTTCAACGACCATCCGCAAGGAGTACACTACAAGTGTAGTGGAAGCGTCTGGAATTTTATTTTTCTATATTTATAGTTTTTACCTATAGGTAATGCTTATATTTGTATTAGTAAAATTATGATATGGTCTGATCTCATATGAAAGTATGAGTGTTAAATTTTAAGTAAAATGTATAGAGTTTATAAAATAACAAATAAAGTAAATAACAAGTATTATATAGGAATGACTAAGCAAGAATTAGGAAAAAGATTTAGTCAACATAAATCTGCGTCTAAAAAAGCATCAGTTAAAAATTATCTGTATAATGCTATGAAAAAGTATGGAGTAGAAAATTTTGAAATAGAAGAATTATTTCAGTTTGAGAATAGAGAAGATTGTTGTAATAAAGAAATTGAGTGTATTTCACAAAATATAAATGGTTATAATCTAGCGGAGGGCGGAGACATTGGTTTCAGTATGTTAACTAAATCAGAAGAGGAAGTTTTACAATGGAAAGAATCTTTATCAAAGAGTAGAGAAGGTAAAAAACCTGCACTTGGAATGAAACATACAGAAGAAAACAAACTTTTATTCTCTAAAGTATCTAAAGAATATTGGGATTCTCAAGAAACTTATGATTGGGAAAAAATTAAACATTATTCTCACAAAGAAGCTAAAGAAAAATTTGGAATATCTACTACACATTATTATAGACTTAAAAAACAAAATGGAGAAAAATCCTTAAGTAGATCAGAAGCTGCTAAACAAGGATGGAAAAACTTAAAAAATAACAATTTAGAAAGTAACGATTCTAAATAAACACAAATGAAAACCGTCTGGAAACGCCAGTGTTGTATTAGGAACTGCCTCTGGTATACATCCAGAACATTCAGAAAGATATTTTAGAGTAATGCAATTAAATAAAGAAAACGATGCTGCTAAATGGCTTGAAGAAAATATGTCTTTCTTATTAGAGGAGAGTATATGGTCAAGTACAGGTTCTGATTTTGTTGTATATGTTCCTATAGAAAACCCTCATAATGGATTGTTTAAGAAAGATATAAAAGGAGTAAAACACCTAGAACTTATTAAATTGGTACAAAAATACTGGGTAAATGCAGGAACAAATAAAGAACTTTGTTTATACCCTAATGTAAATCATAATACTTCTAATACTGTTATTATAGATAATAAACAAGAAGTAGTGGATTATATATGGGATAATAAAGAAGATTTTACAGCAGTTTCTTTTATATCTGATTATGGAGATAAAGACTTTAATCAAGCCCCCTTTACATCAGTTTCTTCTTTAGAAGAAATAATTTCCAACTATGGAAAAGGAGCCTTATTTGTGTCTGGTTTAATTGTGGATGGACTGCATTATTTTAATAATGATTTGTGGTCTGCATGTGATATGATTATTAATCCTGATATAAAACTTACAGGAACTAAAGAACAAATAATGTTAAGAAAATATTGGCTTTCGAGAGTCAAAAAATTTGCACATAACTTTTTTAACGGAGATATGCAAAAAGCCATCTATTGCTTAAAAGATGTACATTTATTACATAAATGGGAAGTAATAAATAGAGAGTTTAAAAGTGTAGATTTTGGTAAAATTTTAAATAAACCTAAATATAAAGAAGTAACAAACTATGCAGCAGTAGCTTGTAGTGGAGGCTCCTGCGAAATTACTAGTATTAATTAATATTTTTTTATGCCTAAGAAAAACAAACCTAAATTGTCAGATAGTTATACCTTAAATGGATTTTCTGCAAAGAACGAAGAACAACAAAGATTTATTGACTTAATAAATTCTAGAGAAGTAATAGTAGCTACAGGAGTAGCTGGATCAGGAAAAACAATAGTAAGTCTAGCCACAGCCCTCTCCCTATTAGGAGGAATTTACAAAAGAATAGTTTTAATAAAATCAGTGGTTACTATACCAGGAGAAGCCATAGGCTTTGTTCCTGGAGATGCAGAAGAAAAGATGTCTAACTTTATTATATCATACACTGAGAACCTAGATAAATTATTAGGGAGAGGAGCTTCTAAGGACTTACTCTCTAAAGAGGTATTGAGAGTATTACCTTTAGCTTATATACGAGGAGTATCAATTGATAACTCGATAGTTATTATTGACGAAGCCCAAAATCTTGATATGCATACCTTTTTAACAATAATGACTAGGATAGGTACTAATTCTAAATATATTTTTCTAGGAGATACAGAGCAAATAGATAGAAGGAAAAAAGAAGAATCATGTTTAAGTAAAGTTATAACTTTATTTAATGATGATCCCATTATTGGAACAATAAAATTTTCTGATGAAAGTTGCGTGCGGAATCCTATTATACCAGTAATATTAGCAAAGCTCAGACCATTATTACAATAAATATATAGGAGATCTTTTGGTCTCCTTTATTTGTTTTAATATAAGTAATACGCCTTGTATCAAATTTATACCCCTATTTTATACAAAAATAAAGAATAAGTAAATTATACTAAAATTTTATTTATATCTTTGCAAAAATTACTTAAATAAACTAAAAACCAATTATTTTATTGAAATGGAGATATTAATGCTTTTATTGCAGTTGACTGACAAATCTTTAGAATTTTTCTGAGCAGTAGCTGGTGGACTTTCTGTTATTGGATATGGATTATTTTGATTAGTAAAAAACTTCCCTAAAATTTTATCCAGATTAGCCCAAAAAATTTTTTCTGAAGATAAACAAACCCACATTCAAGCGACTGTATATAGAAAAAAAGTAGTACCAAAGATAAAAAAACTATTATCTTCTCTAGCAGAGGAAATAGAGGCAGATAGAGCTTTTCTGTTTGAATATTCAAACGGAAGTTCTAATTTAGTAGGACTACCCTTCTTATACCTTACAGCTACGTTAGAGGTTTTAAAACCAGGAATGCATTCTGTCATAAATAATTATAAGAAGACGAATGTATCTATTATATCAGATTTTATAGAAAAAGTTGAAAGAGACACTTTCTTTTATGTAAAAGATTTAGAGGAAATAAAGGATGTATATCCAGTAATGTATAGTTTTATGCGTCCGGACGGGGTTAAATCTATGTTGTTCTATGCTATTTATAGTGAAGATCATACAATAGGATTTATAGTTGTTACCTCAGTTAAAAAAGAATTAGATAGAAAAGAAATGTTACCAGAAGTCGCCGCTATAGCTCAAGCTATAAGCTCACTTCTAAATTATGACACTTTAAAAGAAACACTAAAATAATGATTGATGATAAGTTAAAAATAGACAAGGAAAATGATGATGTATGTTATAATGATGAATTACACAAGTATTGGGTAAAAAACACTAAACAAAGTTGCATATCTGTTACCACCCTTATACATAAATTTCAAAACTTTGATGAGGAGTTTTGGTCCTCTTATAAAACATTAGAAAGAATAATATCTCCAGAAGACTTTAAAAGTATAAAAGGAACTTTACTAAAAAGTAAACAATTTTATAATACTTATCTAGAGATGTTTGCTATAAATGAAGAAACCTTTTTCCAGGAAAAACAAGTATTATTAAAAGAATGGGAAGAAAAAAGAGAGGCGTCGTGTATAAGAGGAAGTCTTATTCATAAAGAACAAGAATTACTAAATTTATCTGGTAATACTCCTGAAATACAAAAATTAAAATTAGGAGGAAATTTTATTACAAAAGATACTAATAGAATAGAGCCTGGGGTAAAAGGAGTATATCCAGAATTATTACTATCTAGAGTTTCAGAAGATGGGAAGTTTAGACTAGCGGGACAGGCAGATTTAATAATTGTAGATGAATTTGATGTTTATGTTATAGACTATAAGACTGGAAAAAGTATGGATACTAAAGCATACTATGATAGAAATAAAAAGAAACACGAAACTATGAAGTATCCTTTAAATAATATTCAAGATACTAATTTCTGGCATTATACTTTGCAACTCTCTACTTATGCCTGGATGATTCAAAAAATAGACCCAAGGTTTAATATTAAAATGCTCCTTTTGATACACATAGATCACGATAATGTAGTTACTGATTATGAATGTGAATATAGAAAAGCAGACGTAGAGAGGATGCTTATGTTTTATAGAAAGCAACTAGAGCATGAAGAATTTATGGAAGCAGTTAAAAAACTAGAATTCTAATGAGTGTAGGTCAAATAGCAGAAGGCTTTATAAATAATCTTACTAATAGAGAGCAGTCTTTATATGAAAAACGAATTAAGATATGTAAAGGCTGTAAACTATTAAAAATAGATTCTATATTTGGAGAGGTATGTAATTCTAAATTATATTTAAATCCAATAACAGATAATATTTCAAGAATACCAAAAGAAGGATATAAAAATGGATGTGGTTGTTTTTTAAAAGCAAAAGCAAGAGTACAACACGCGTCCTGTCCATTAAATAAATGATAATTAAAAAATGTAAATGATTATGGCAAAAACGTTAAATGAAGCAGCAGGTAAATTTTATATGGGAAAAAATCTCATAACCCCTACTAATCCTTTCCTTGATGAGATAGAGGAAATGAAAAGACAAAAAGAGGCAGATGAATTAAATAGAAAACTTATAGAAGCAGATAAGATTAAACAGGAAGAAATTAATAAGAAATTAGAAACTTTAGAACTTATACCAATGAGTAATAAGGTTGTAATTATGCCATATCCTCAAAATCCCTATAGAAAAATTATGGAAGGTAATATTATTGTAGATTACCAGGGAGACTTTAAAAACCCAGATTCGGGAGAGTGGGATAAAATGAAAGAATTAGTAGCCTGTGGTAAAATTATAGAAGTTGGTCCAGAATGTAAATTCCTAAAACCAGGAGACGATGTTTACTATGATTCTAGAACAGTATACCCATTACCATTTATGCATATGGGACATCAGATTACTAGTGAACCACAGATATTATGTGTAATAAATGAAAAGTTAAAAGAAAGATTTAATATGAAATAATATGGAGTTAGATAAACAATTTTTCTTGCCGGGTGATTTAGTAACTATTCGGCAAGATATTCCAAATAAACCAACTATGTTGGTAGTAAAAAAAATTACCAAGACCCTTAGATTAGAAGGAATAAAGAATGACTTTTTTCAAGGAATACTTTGTAGATGATTTACTACAGAGGGAGCCCTACAAGAATGTGTGTTTAATACAAAAGATTTACGGAAAGTTTAACTAGTCTTAAAATGACAAAAGAAGAAAAAAACCAATTAGTACCATTTTTTGGCCTTGTATATTACATGACCACTAACAATTACCCTGAATTAACAGAGGAGGTAACAAATAACTTTATACAGAAATTAGAATCAGATGAAAATTTTAATACTGAGATTTCTCAAGCTGCTGCAGATGAGACAGGTAAATATGATGAATTTTGGAAAAAAGCCGCAGATTTATACAACCAACAAGCAGCAGAAAGTAAAATAACATCAGCTAAATTTGGAACCAAATTTAATAAAATAAAACTTTTACAAGAATTTAAAAAAGGTGGAAAATCTAGTAAAAAGAAATGTAAATGTGGTTGTGAATTAGTATCTGTAAAGGAAAAGGGAGGTAAAATGGTAGAACAATGTGCCTGCAATTGCGGAGGGGGCAAAGTTAAAATGAAGGCTAAAGGAGGAGTATTAGAATTGGATGATCTAAGTTCTCTTAGGGATAATGGTATAGTAGATCCTTCCATAACTAATAAGTGGGAGAGAAAACTAAATGCAAAAAAATTAGGAAGGTTTAAAAAATAGTAGAATGAAGTTTTTTTTATATGATAATGCTAATGGAGAGGTGGTTTTAAACGACGAGAGTATTTTACTTATTCGAGAGTTTGCTACACTAATGGATTTAAAAAGAAATAAATGTAAGGAAGATAAAACAGGCTCTAAGAGACTCAGGGCCTTTAAAGAACTTAAATATATATATTTATTTTTTGATTGAAATAGTCCCTATTTTCAATATTTAGAACAGGATAAACATATAGAGGCCTTAGCTGATTCTGGCTTAACTGAGGAGGAGTTTGATGATGAAGATTTTAGAGCAGCCTGTAAAAAATACGATGCTCTACAAAATTCTTCTAAAGTAGGTAAATTACTTAAAGCTTCTTATAATACTATAGACAAAATAACACATTATTTAGAGACTATAGATTTAGGAGAAAGAGACCCAGTAACTGGTAAGCCTATATATAAAACAAAAGATGTTATTGCTGAAATGTCTAGTGCATCAAAATTAATAGATGCTATTAGGGTATTAGAAGTATCTTTCAAAAAAGAAATAGAACCGGAGGCTGCTCTAAGAGGAGATACTTCTGCAGGATTATTTGATTAATAGAAGATTATGAAGTGAGATTTTAAAATAGGGGACGAGATAGAGTATTTTGATCCGTCAAAAAGTTATGAACATACCAAGTACAGACCAATAAATAAAGACGAAGGATTAGACTTTAATCCAGATTGGTTTAGGGAAGACGCTATAAGGAAAATGTCTACAGGTAGTTATAGTGGGCTGCTTCTAGGTACGAAAGGACAAAGAGAGTATTGAAAAGAAAGATTACGAAGATGCCAAGAAGGATATGAATCTAATGGATATAGAATTACTGGAGATAATTATTTTTGGCTAAATTTCTTTAGACTTAAAACTTCAGTAGATGGGGCTAAAGCCTCTGCTGGAAGAAATATGTCTTTTCCTAAATTTTTAGTATTTCAGTATGAATATTTTCACTATGTAGAACTTTGTGAAATATTAGGTAAAGATGTAGGATTATTAAAAGCCAGAGCTTTAGGATTTAGTGAAATGGCCGCCTCTTTATGTGTTAGGCCTTTTATTACTACTCCTAATTATAGAGTAGTTGCTTCTGCTTATTCTGAAAAACAATTAAAACCTTTATTAGCCAAGGCTTGGTCTCAGCTAGACTTTTTATATGATGAGACAGAAACTGCTTTTAAAAGAGTTAGAATGGTTATTAACAGGGATATGTATAAAAGAGCCTCTAAAAAGAAAAAAGATGGGACTGAAACTGGACATATGGCAGAGATAGAAGGTATAATTGCTGATTCTCCTGAAAAAATTAGAGGAGATAGGGTGGAGAGATTGCTTAATCATTAGGCAAACGGGATTAATTGCTGGAAGTTCCTAAGAGCTTTTTATACTTAGGTTATATAGGGATATATAATTGATCAATTGTAATGAATTGAGTATAGTAATAATTAAAAAGATTGGATAATCAGCAGCGAACTAGCTAGAACAGCTAGACGTTCAACGACTATGGGTGTATGTAGAGAAGCCCAGTAGGAACAAGTGTTCCGAAACATCCCGCCGAAGTAATAATTCGGAAGATATAGTCTATTCTAATGTGAAAGCATTAGTAATTATAATTTAATAAAATAATAAACTTTCATATTTATTTGAAATATTTTTGTAAATTTGTAATAATCTAAAAAATTAATATATGAATTATACAACAAACTACAAAACGGAAAAATATTTTCCAGGAAAGATTTTAAGTTCAAATACTTATGGAGATTATGAAATTTTAGGTAAAAGTTTAGATACTAAAAAAGGTGAAAGAGCAGAGTATGTTATAAGGTTTTTAGAGACAGGAACAATTAAAACAGCAACAAGTAACAGATTGAACAATGGGGAAATTTCAGATCCTATGAAAATTACCGTTTTGGGTAAAGGATATATAGGAATTGGGAAATTTAAAACTAGCTTAAATGCTAAACCAACAAAAGAAGGAACTCTCTGATTTAATATGCTGACAAGATGTTATAGTTCTAGTTATTTAAAAACATGTCCAACATATGAAGATGTTACTGTCTGTGAAAGATGGTTAAATTTTCAAAATTTTTGTTCAGATTTACCTACTTTAGAAAATTATGACAAATGGGTATTAAATTCTAATCTATATAGTTTAGATAAAGACAAAAAACAATCCGAAGTTATAAATAAAGTCTATTCTCTTGAAACATGTTTATTTGTGTTAAATGGAGAAAATACTATACTATCTAATATTTCTAAAAGTAGATATAAAGCAATATCACCAACTGGAAAAGAATATTTTTTCTCAAATCAAAGAGATTTTGCAGAAGAGCATAACTTAGAAAGAAGAGGAATTTCTTCAGTTATTTCAGGAAAGCAAATGACTCATAAAAGTTGGAAATTTATTAAATTATAATTCTATTAATAGTAACGAAATTAATAGTAATAAAAAGTTTTGAAGAAGCAGGTTCCGATAAAGTCCTTAAAAAGAAATATTTACAGGGAGAGGCTCTTATAACTGTATTAGGAGGACAAAGAGTAGGTACTAGAATTGTGTGGGGAACCGGTGGTGATGAAGGTAGTAATATAGAAGGCATTAAAGACATTGTTCTTAATCCAGATGTATATAATATATTAAGATATAGACATAATCATACTGCAACAGGAGATTATATAGAAACCGCTATGTTTATTCCTGCTTATGCTATGGTGAACCATTTACTTGATGAAAGAGGATGGTGTAATCCAGAAGATGCCAAAGCTTGATATGAAAAAGAAAGGGCTAAGAAGGCCGCTGATCCAAAAGCATTATTAATATACACTGCTGAATATTGTTTTACTATAGAAGAAGCGCTCTTAAATAGTGGAGACTCTATTTTTCCAAAAGAAGAACTAGCCCAACAAAGAACAGCTATAGAGGTATATAAAACTGTACCTCAACCAAAAGCAGGATGATTAACTTGGGTAGTAGATGAAAAGGGGGAGAAGTCAGGAGTAAAATGAAGAGACGATCCCAACGGAAAGGTTCTAATATTAGAACATCCTCTAAAAACTGACGATGGAGGCGATTATAAAAATCTATATGTAGGGGGTATTGACTCGATAGATATAGGACAAAATGAATCCTCGACTAATGCAGAAAGTAAAGTATCTGATTTTTGTATAGTAATCAAAAAAAGAGTCTTTGGTCAACAAACCCCTATGTATGTAGCTATGTATAAGGACAGACCGAGGGATATTAGAGATGCCTATGAGATGGCCGCCAAATTACTCACTTACTATGGAGCTAAAGCGGTACTAGAGTCTACAAAGACAGCAATATTAACATATTTTAGAGGACAAAAATATTTAAGTTTACTGATGAAGAGGCCCAGAGCTACTATGCCAGATATTAGTAAAGGTAATTCTAATATGTATGGGACTCCTACTCCTCCTAAAGTAATTAACCATTATAGAGAATTAATCTATGATTTTGTTATAGATTATTATTTTACAATATCTTTTTTGCCTATCGTAGAGCAATTATTAAATTACTCAGACGAACATAAGAGGAAATTTGATATTGTGGCTGCTATGGGTAGACAAACATGCCCCGTTATATGGTAACATATAATAGAAAATTCCGCAAAATCGGTGAAGGCTAAGATAATTAAATTTAAAATTTGAAAAATTTAATTATTATGTTAATACCGAGGTAAGTCAGATTATCACTGACCACCGTAACGCATAGGTACTGAACGTTAAGAGAGTAATAATGTACCCAAGAGTGCGGAACATCCTAATGAGGATGAAAATATATGCTGAACTTATAGGAAACTATAAGAACTATTGGATAAAAAGCCAATAGGATAACAAAATTGATGTGTGAGCTGGGAGACGAAGAGCTATCCTTCAGGAAACCAGAAGCCAGAGAAGAAGTAAATAATACTTTTAGGGATATAGGGTGGTATACAGACTCTAGGGGATATAAACATTATGGAGTAAAACCAACAGAATTTGAAGAAGAATATGAGACGCCAAGACCTAGAGCAGAAGACGCATGGCTTTATAAAGAGTTATTATAATGCAGAATATAACGGGGAGTTAATAGTAGATAAAGAAGACGATGTTTATAGTTTGTCTCTAGCTATCCCTAGTTATATGGCAAAGACAAATATCGGAGGGCAATTTGAGTCTGACGATTTATTTTTAGATTATATAGAAAAAGAATTAAAATTAAGAAATTATATAAGAGTCTACTTTTATAAAGTAGTAAAAACAAATAAAATTATAGAAAAATAATGAGAAAAGTAAACTTTTTATCAAATGATATTTTCTTAGAAGGAAATCAAAAAACACAAATAGTTGACGCTGCTGGGTTGCTGACAGTGCCGCAATATCGGGTATTTGCACACACAATAACCCGCCCGGCAAATCAAACAGTATATGCAGCAG